CTTTCAAACTGGTAGTGTCGTTGGTAGAAGTTTTACTTCTGATGGTGATGCTAACCCTGGTAAAGTACCAATACAACAAATAAATAATGGTGTTAGTAGTAATAAATTACAAAGTTTAATTACAACTTATAATTACTACTTACAAATGATAAGAGATGTAACAGGACTTAATGAAGCAAGAGATGGTAGTATGCCAGATAAAAACGCTTTAGTAGGTGTGCAAAAACTAGCAGCTGCTAATTCAAATACAGCAACTAGGCATATATTACAATCAATGTTATATATAACCGCTGAGTCTGCTGAGTGTTTATCATTAAGAATAGCAGATATAATAGAGTATTCACCAACTAAAAAAGCTTTTATACAAGCTATCGGTGCTCATAACGTTGCAACTCTAGATGAAATGAAAGAACTACATCTTTATGACTTTGGTATATTTATAGAATTATTACCAGATGAAGAAGAAAAAGCCATACTTGAAAACAATATACAAGCTGCATTAGCTCAACAGTCAATTGATCTTGACGATGCTATTGATTTACGTAACGTTAGAAATGTTAAACTAGCTAATGAGTTGTTAAAAGTTAAGCGTAGAAGAAAAGCTCAAAGAGATCAATTAATGCAACAGCAAAATATACAAGCCCAAGCACAGGCAAATGCTCAAGCTCAACAAGTTGCAGCTCAAACAGAGGTTCAAAAGAACCAAGCTAAAACTCAATCTGAAGCTCAACTAGAGCAAGCTAAAAATCAATTTAAAATACAATACCTACAGCAAGAAGCTCAAGTTAAAAAAGATTTAATGGCTTATGAGTTTGAATTAAACTCTAGACTAAAAGGTATGGAAAGAGAGGTCGCAAGTAGATTAGAACAAGTTAGAGAAGATAGAAAAGACCAAAGAGTTGATAGACAAGCAGCTCACCAAAAAGAAATGATAGACCAAAGAAGTACAGGTGATTCACTTAAAAAGTTTGAGTCATCAGGTAATGATATAGTTACGGGAGACGCTGGTATTGACCGGTTTTAATCCTAATATTTAATATTTTATAAAATTTTATTATGGCAAAAAAGAAAAAACAATCAGTTGAAGAAGTGACTGATAAAGCTACTGAACAAGTAGTAGAAGAAAAAGTTGAAGAACAAATAGATGAATCTAAATTTGAAAGCGCTGGAGATGATAGCGTTATTAAAGTAGACTTAAGTAAACCACCAACTCAAGAAAGTGAAGAGGTTGAGCAACAACCCACTGACAAAGAAGAAGTGGTCGTAGTCAATGAAGAGCCAGAAGCTGCTAAAGAAGAACAAGAGGTAGTTGAAGAAGAAACACCTGTTCTAGAAGAAGTTACAGACGAGGAAATTACAGAAGAAAACGTTGAAGAAGTTGAAGAAAAAATAGAAGAAGCTGTAGCTGAAGCAGAAGCAACCGGTAAACCGTTACCTGAAAATATACAAAAGCTTGTAGATTTTATGGAAGAAACTGGTGGTGATTTACAAGACTACGTAAATTTAAATAAAGACGTATCTAAAATGGATGACTCTGATGTATTAGATGAATACTACAGAGCAACTAAATCTCATTTAACCGCAGAAGAAAGAGCATTTTTATTAGAAGAAACTTTTGGTTATGATGAAGAGATTGAAGATGAAAAAGAAATACGTAAAAAGAAAATAGCCCTCAAAGAGCAAGTTGCCGAGGCTAGAGCCCACTTAGACAGGCAAAAGTCTAAATACTATGAAGATATCAAGGCTGGGTCAAAGTTGACCAGTGAGCAACAAAAAGCTATTGATTTCTTTAATAGATACAATAAAGAATCTAAAGATCAGGAGAAACTATCTCAAGCAAACAAAAGAAAGTTTCAACAAAGAACCGAAAATGTTTTCAACAAAGATTTCAAAGGTTTTGATTATCAAGTTGGTGAAAAGAAATATAGGTTTAATGTTAAAGACGTAGATAAAGTTAAGACAACTCAAAGCGATATTAATAATTTTATTAATAAATTTGTTGGAGAAGATTCAACAATAGAAGATGCAGCAGGTTATCATAAGTCTTTATTTACAGCTATGAATGCTGATGCTATTGCTAAGCACTTTTATGAGCAAGGCAAAGCAGACGCTACTAAAGCAAGAGTTGCTAGAGATAAAAATATTAATTTAGAACCTAGAAAAACACACGGCGAAGTTAACGTTGGGGGCGTTAAGTATAAGGTTTTAGGTGATACTTCTTCTGATATTAAAAATAGATCTTTTAAAATTAGAAAGAAAAATTAACTTAAAAAAATTATAAATTATGGCAATTTCAAACCCTGGTGGTTTATTGAATAGTGTACCTGGTCCAATCCAGCAAGCTACTGCTTCAAACTACCTAGATTTTACGTCCGGCAGCAATGACTGGGCACAACAATACCTGCCTGACTTAATGGAAAAAGAAGCTGAAATTTTCGGTCCACGAACTATTTCAGGTTTTTTATCTCAAGTTGGAGCGGAAGAGGCTATGACTTCTGATCAAGTAGTTTGGTCAGAGCAAGGTAGACTACACTTATCGTATACTGCTACAATGACTGATAATAATGGTAATATCAATGGAGCACTAAATGGTGGTAAAATTACTATTACTGATCATATTGATACTAATGCAGATTATGTTGCAAACTCTCATGGTATTAGAGTTAATGACACGGTTATTATTTCTAATCCAGAAGCTGTTATAAAAGCTTTAGTAACAGAAGTTGATGGTAACGTTGTTGAGCTTGCACCATATGGTGTAGCTGATTGTTCTGCAATAACAGACACTGCAACAAACTTAGTTGTATTAGTTTACGGTTCTGAGTATGCAAAAGGCAAAAAATATCTTTCTGCTGCAGCTGCTGAAGCTGATACAAGAGGAGCTAACGAGCCAAAGTTTAAATCATTTACTAACAAACCAATTATATTAAAAGATTACTACGAAGTATCTGGATCAGACGCTTCAAGAATCGGTTGGGTTGAGGTTTCAACAGAAGCTGGACAATCTGGTTACCTTTGGTATTTAAAAGCTGAAGCTGATACTAGAGCTAGATTTACTGATTACTTAGAGATGGCTATGCTAGAAGGTGAACTTGGTGTTCATGGAACTGATGCTGTAGATAATTTCTTGGGATCAGCTGGCGATTCAACTGGTACTGAAGGTTTGTTTGCTGCTATTGAATCTAGAGGTAATATTACTACTGGTGTAACTGGTGTTAGTGCTACTACTGATTTAGCTGAGTTCGACGCTATATTAGCTGAGTTTGACAAACAAGGTGCTATTGAAGAATACATGATGTTTGTTAATAGATCAACTAGTTTAGCAATTGATGACATGCTTGCTTCAATGAATTCTTACGGAGCTGGAGGTACTTCATACGGAGTATTTGACAACGACGAAGATATGGCATTAAATTTAGGTTTCTCAGGATTTAGAAGAGGTTCTTACGACTTCTATAAATCTGATTTTAGATACTTGAATGACAAAGCTACAAGAGGTGGTATCAATGATGCTGCTGGCGCTAACGCGATTAGAGGTGTTATGATTCCAGCTGGTGTTTCTACTGTTTATGACCAACAAATGGGCAAAAACATGAAAAGACCTTTCTTACATGTTAGATATAGAGCTTCTGCAACTGATGATCGAAGAATGAAAACTTGGGTTACTGGTTCTGTTGGAGCTGCTACATCAGCACTAGATGCAATGCAGTTACACTTCTTATCTGAAAGATGTTTGATCACACAAGGTGCAAACAACTTTATGTTAATGAAGTAATACTATTTATTTATAAGGGCGGTCTAGTATCGCCCTTATATTTTTATTAATTTTTATTATATTATATTATGACAAAGAAAAAAATAACAACTAAGGTTGAGGAGCCTATAGTTGAAGAAACAATTGCTGTTGAAGAACAGATTAAGGTTGAAGCTCCTAAAATAAAAGCTAAATCAAATAATAATTGGGAAATAAAAGATAGAGTTTATTATCTAAAAAGTAAAAGAAAACCACTATCACATTCAATTAGATCTTCTAATTTATTTTGGTTTGATGAACAAAAGGGATATGAAAGAGAAATAAAATACTGTCAAAATCAAAGAACAGTATTTGTTGATGAGATGAAAGGGGAACAAAGGTTAGAGCATATAGTTTTTAGAAATGGGGCCTTGTTTGTTGAAAAAGAAAAAACTATATTACAAAAGTTTTTATCACTATATCACCCTCATAACGGTAAATTATTTTACGAACATAAACCAGTTGAAGTAGCAGAAAATCAGATTGATAGATTAGAAATGGAAGCAGATGCTATATTACTAGCTAGACAACTAGATATAGATATGGCTGAAGCTATCATGAGAGTAGAAAAAGGATCTGAAGTATCTAATATGAGCTCTAAAGAGTTAAAAAGAGATTTATTACTATTTGCTAGAAACAATCCTGATTTATTTTTAGAATTAGCTAATGATGATAATGTTCAACTTAGAAACTTTGGTATCAAAGCTGTTGAAGAGGGAATAATAAGATTATCTAATGATCAAAGATACTTTATGTGGGGATCAACAGATAGAAAAATTATGACTGTTCCTTTTGATGAACATCCATACACAGCATTAGCGCATTGGTTTAAAACTGATGAAGGTATGGAAATATATTCAAATATAGAAAAAAGATTAAACTAATATCTTTTAACTAATA